TCAGCGTGTTACCCTCTTTGCCCGCATCGTTCCCGGTGACCAATGCGACGAGTGACTTGGTGGTCGTAGCCGACCAATGGCCCAGGTAATTTTCCGTGGCCACCAATTCCATCTCGGGGTTGATCGACCCGCCGGGCGCGCGCGCCGTCTGGAAAATCCCGCTGATTCCATCGTCCCCATTGGCACACACGCGCGGCGCGATGGTATTCCCCGACGTGAGCGAGAACGATTCGATGCACCGAGCCGCACCGCCGAATTCGAAACTCCCAGCCCCTGCGAATTTCCCCGGGACCGTCGTCGCGTCATAGCCCGGCGATGCCGGAAGGGCCGCATCCGTCGGCGCCGCGTAGTTGCCCGTCACCTGGAATGAGATCACGCCCGCCGCCCCGGCAGTCAGCGTGATCGTCCAATCTACGCGCGCATCGGTGATTTTATACAACAGCCCATCCTGATAGGCATAAACACACACGGCCTGGGTCGCATCCACCCCGGCGGATGAGTCGGGGCTGTAGGTCTGGAGGACAACCGGCGTCCCGGTTGCGGTCACTTTCGCGCCTGAGGCAATGAGCAATGGATGGAATTCCGGGACCTGCACGCCGAGACCGGATGCCTGCTCGATGCCTTTCCACTCGCAATCGAATGACATCGTATAAGTTTTCGCACCAATGGATGGCAGACCCGGAGAAAGCGTCTGCTTCACCACTCGCCTATCGATCAACGGTCCCTGCGGCGTGGGCGGCGTAAAATTGCTCACGAGAATCGCATTCGCCGCAGCGGTGGGCGCGGTATCACCTGCGCCATTCTCGACGAGGACCAGCGCTTTACGATACGTGATAGACATCAGTTCCCCTTATACGTAACACCGACGTTTAGCTGCCAGATGATATATCCGGCATCCTCTACATAGGCAGACGATAGTCGATCGCCTGCAATAAAATCGAGTGATCGCAGTGCCGTAATGAGAGCATCCTCTGCAGGCATCATGGTGGACCGCAACGTGGCTGCATGATCCGATGCCAGAGGACGCCACGCGATGAACACCTCGAGATCGCGACGATATCGCGTCAGTCCTGGGCATGACGCGAGGTCGTACACCGCCGATCCAGGACCGATTCGATAACTCGCG